TAATACTAGTAATAAATGGCTTGCTTATGCATCTGATGGAAACTGGAATGATGCACGTGATAAATTTGCTAAAATTCTTGCAACCGTATGTTCTAAAAATTTCAATGTTGAAGATACTGTTGTTGATGGTGTAACTACTTCTACATATGTAACATTTGTATCTGATGGTGTTCAAGCTGGTGAATTATGTGATTTCGTTCCTGCAGATTTAGCTACCGTATTACCACAACTATTTATTGACCCATTATTAGCTAGATCCTTATTAAGCAAAATAAATGTTAAATTTATTGCACAAGCTCCTATTGTAGGTGATGTTGGTACTGTTGGTAATGCAGCAGACCCAAGAATACTTGATAATATGATTGTAACAAAAAATAATTTATCAATTAGTGATATATCAAATGCATGTGTGTTATCAAACTTAACAGAACCAGCACTTTCGTTTGTAAGACAGTTTGTATATTCCATATCTAACTCGTTTAATTACGGACATAATATTGACGGTAGTGACAATGTTTGCACGACTGCTAAACTTCAACTTAATGGACATGACCGTTTCCAAACAAGAGATGGAAACTACTTTAACTATGTTCAACCTGCTCAACATTTTTCTAATACGCCTGCAGATGGTATTAACGTGTATTCTTTCGCCCTTAAAGCTGAAGATCACCAACCTACTGGAACCTGTAATTTTTCACGTATTGATAATGCTTCGCTACATGTAGATGTTAATTCCTCTCTTTCTATTAATAATTCTACTAATAATATTTATATTTACACCCAGAACTACAATGTTCTTCGCGTTATGTCGGGCATGGCAGGAACTGCATATTCAAATTAAATATTTTGTATCATTTATACATCATATTACATCATTATGTTAGAAATATATTTAATTATATATATTTCCATCATAAAATATTTTTATAAAAATTGAATATTAATTAAATTATATTTAAAGATATATTTAATTAATAATATAATGTCAATAGTGTTTAATAAAAAAAATAATAATTGTTTAATTAATAATACTATTATTGTATCCGTTGAAGATGGATTAGAACTTAAAAAATTAAAAAATTTAAATGAAACTAGTTTTACTTATAATTCTGAAAATGAAATATGGATTTATAATAATTATAAAAGGTCTATTCCATTAATTAAAATATTATATCCAGAAGAAAAAATTAGTTCTATTGATTTTAAAAATAATAATGTTAATGATTATCAACGTGATAATTTAATATTAACATATGATAAACGATTTATCGATAATTTTGATGATCCTCCTAATGTTGAGATAATTAGTAAAGGTACATCATATAAAATAACAGATGGTAAATTTGCTGGACAATATAGAAATATGTATTGGAAAGTTAAAAATAATATAAATGAAACATATTATTTAATGCATATTAAAGATGATATTTATACAAAAATATCAAAAAGAGACATTAAAAAAGTTTTAAATATTAATAATGTTAGACAATCATGGTTTATTAATGTAAATGGTTATATCAGTACTACATTTAGAACTGATAGTAAAGTATATAATATTTATCTACATCAATTAATTATGAATGTTCACAATGAAGATCTAACAAACTATGAAAAAACAGTTGATCATATTAATCAAGATAAATTAGATAATAGACAAACAAATTTAAGACTTGTTAATATGTCTACACAAAATACTAATAAAGGAAAAGCTAAAAGACGTGTCGATGCATGTGATTTACCAGAAGAATTAGATGAATCATTACCTAAATATGTTGTATATAGGAAAGAAATATTAGATAAAGATAGTGGAAATTTTAGAGAATATTTTTATATTTGTAATCATCCAAAATTAGATAAAAAATGGGAAACAACCAAATCACAAAAAGTTAGTATTAAAGAAAAACTAAAGCAAGCAAAACTTAAATTACAAGAAATAGATGGTGATATTACAGAAAAAGAATATTTACGTGAATCAAATACAGATAATAAATTAGATTTACCTATTGGAATTAGATTTTTATCAGAATCAACACCATACAAATTTGTATTTGACATGCGAAAAAATGATATTAGATATGGTTTAACTAATGTATTAAAATCAACTAATTTACAAAATGAACTTGATTTATTTATTAATGCTATAAATAAAAAATATCCTGAACTTAATTATAGTGCATATAAAATTATAAATAAAATTAAAATTAATGAAAAGAATATTTCGCAACCAGAAACAGTTAAAGAAAATATAATTAAATTAGTTTTACCAACAAATTTCTCTTTTTATTTTGATATAAAAGGTAATGCATATTATTATTGCTTTGCTAAATCTGATAAAGGTAAAATGCTAAAATTGAAAAGAAAAGTTAATTCAAATAATTATCAAACAGAATTTAATAATTTTATGAAATTAGTAAATGATAAATTTCCACATATCAAATTAACTGATTATACTATTCCAAATCTTGAAAATATAACAGAAAATAATTCAAATGTTTCAAATGTTTCAAGCGAAACAAGTAATGCAAGAACAATTATAGTTAAACCAATAATGCCACAAAATTTTTCTATATGTAATGTAAATAATATTGATTATATACAATTTTGTAAAAAAATTAATGGCACAAAGTATCAATATAAAACAAAAATAAATTCATATGATTTGAATACAGAATTAAATGAATTTATCAATGATCTAAATGAAAAATATAAATTAAACTTAATTAATTTAGATTATATTATAAAAAATCCAACTGGATGGATGACAACTAATAAAATTGTTGACCATACAGAAACACCAGAAAAAATATTACAAAGAGCACAAGCACAAAATTATATACAAAATAAAATAAATGAAATTGGTTTAGATGAATTTCGTAAACAAAAAGCTGAATATGCACAACAATATCGTTCAAGAAATAATTAACATTGAGAGTGGATAAAGTTAACATCGTATGATTTGTTATATGAAACTATCATGCTTATTGATTATAAACTAAAAAATGAAAATACTTTCTTTATCCTGTATTAATTTATTATATATATCAGCCTGTCCAACCATTGCATATATATCTTTTGTGTTTTTTCCCTTAAATTTATTTAAATTTAATAAATGATGTTGTTTGATATCATTTATTTTACATTTTTCAGTTTCATTATATGTACATAATTCATGATTAGATATTTTTTTTGTTTTCTTATTTGTTAATTCACAATCATTTTTATCCATTTTTTCACAATTATTTTGTATTTCTATATAATCACTAGGTGCTGTATATTTATCTGGATTGTCAAATTTATCACCACTATCACCAACAGCAAAATAAATACAATCACTAATTCTAAAATTAAATCTTGGAAATAAATTAGAAGATAAATTTAGATCTTCTGGAAATAATTCTTTTAATTTATTGATTAATTTACATACATTTTCTTGAATATTACTTTTGTCAAATTTTGAATCTTTTAAAGGATAAAATGCAATATTAATTGGCTGTTCTTCTTCTTTACTTTCAAATGTTGATCTATTATAAAATTGATTTAAAATTGTAAACATAGGAAAATCAATATCAATTTTAAAACTTGAAATTAAATCAATAAAACAATCATAATTTTCAATTAATGTTTGTAAAACCCAAAAATATTTTTCTAATTTAATATTCATATGTACTTTAAAATCTTTATCAGTATTAGAAATTGTACTTTTATTATTTCTAACATAAATTTGAAATTGCCCATTACCACAAACAGATGATAAATAAATTATTTCCTTGTTAATTTTAGGATTAATCCAATTTAATATATATTGTAATATTGCTTTTTTTATTTTTAAACTATAAATAGAATTAAATAAATTTAATTCAGTATTAAACAAAGTTGCTTTTAAAGTAAAATCGTATGAGTTTAAAAAAAATTCTGGTATTTTTACATCAAAATTTGTAAAAAATTTATCATTTAGATCATCTGGTAATGAATATAATATTAAATAATATCTACAAGGCCAAAATGATGGATTTTTTTCGTCATTTAAATAAACAGTATCTACATCTAATACCCACATAAATTTGCTATCATCATTAGAAACTTGTGATGGTCCGTGTTGAAGATTATATAATATACTTTTTTCAATCCTTGGAAAATTTTCATGATATGGATTTGGACATTCATCAAATGGTACATCTGATATAATATTTTTATCTATTTGATCAGTTAATGAAATAATATGACCGCCTTTTAAATCTAAATATTTTTTTTATATTTTAAATATTTTTGTTGATACATATATATACAATATATTTTAAGATAAATTATTTTAATTTTAATTAAGTTGTTTTTTCTATTATATATTATAATAGAATGTCAAAATCAAAATCAAACATTAATTTAGAACAAAATGGAAGATTATTTCCTGCATGGGTTATGAAAAATTTTAAACAATATATATTACCAGAAATAATAATAAAAGAAGGTGAAGATCCGTGTAATCAAGAAAGAGAAAAAGGATTAACATTGTATCAACAGTTTGTTGGTCAATATTTAAATTATCAATCACCATTCAAAGATTTATTAATTTATCACGGGGTTGGAGCTGGTAAAACAAATACTATGATTAATGTATATAATATTTTATATAATTATACACCAAAATGGAATATATTTTTATTAATTCCTGCATCACTTCACGATGACCCCTGGTTGAAAGATATTAAAACATGGATGAAACAAGATGATTTTGATAAAAGATTTGCAAATATAATATTTATTCATTATGATTCTCCATTTGCAGATAGAGATTTTTTAGAAAAGGTAAGAAAAGCAGATTCAAGTAAAACATCATTATTTGTTATTGATGAGGCTCATAAATTTATGAATAATGTATATAATAATGTGGCATCAAAAAATGGTAAACGTGCTCAAGTTATTTATGATTATATACAACAAGAAAAAATAGAAAATTCAAATACACGAGTATTATTATTATCTGCTACACCTGTTGTAAACAATCCTTTTGAATTTGCATTAATATTTAATTTATTAAGACCAGGTTCATTTCCAACATCTGAAAGTATTTTTGAACAATTATTTATAAGTTCATCTAATTTTGCATCATTAAATGAAAATACTAAAAATATGTTTCAACGGCGTATATTAGGGTTGGTGTCATATTATATTGGAGCAACACCAGATAAATTCGCCCAAAAAACAATTCATTATACAAATTTAACAATGGATAAATATCATGAAGAAGTATATAATTATTTTGAAAAAATAGAAGAAGACAAAGAAAAAATTAGAATAAAAATGTCAAGAGGTAAAGTAGGTGGTGATTCAATGTCAACATATTCATCATATACAAGACAGGCGTGTAATTTTGTTTTTCCATCAATATCTAGTAAAATCAATGGTGAAAAACGTCCGAGACCAGGTGCTTTTAGAATTAAAGAAACTGATGCGGTTCTAGTAGAAGAAGGAAAGAACATTGAAAAGAAAAATGAATTAGTAAAATCTAAAGCAGAAGTACTTGAATATATGAAAGCAATTAGATCATATGTAAATGGATTTATAGATTATATGAAAGATATTTTACGTAAAGACATAAAAGATGGATATACGCTAGCAGATGATATTAAAAAATTTCATACTAAATATGAAGGAAGTTTTACAAAATTTCAGACAGAAAAAAAGAAATCAGAATTATTTGAAGCTATGTATAGGTGTAGTCCGAAATTTGTTAGAATAATTTTTAATATATTAAAAACAAAAGGAACAGTTATGATTTATTCAAATTATGTTGAAATGGAAGGTTTACAATTATTAAAAGTATATTTAGAATTTTTTAGTTTTGTTGATATAGAACAAGATCAAGAGTTAGATAAAAATAATTTAAATCCAAAAAAAGATCTAACAAAAGATGGATTACGTTGGTGTGAATTTCATGGAGGTATTTCAAAAGATCTTCGTAAATTAAATAAAGAAATATTTAATATGTCTGATAATAAATATGGTAAATATTGTAAAATAATTATGATTTCTCCTGCTGGTGCAGAAGGTATAAATCTAAATAATGTAAGACAAGTACATATAACAGAACCATACTGGAATGAAGTACGTATTGAACAGGTTATTGGTCGTGCATTACGTTTTTGCCAACATAAAGATTTACCACTTGAAGAACGTAAAGTTGATGTATTTAGATATAAAGTTGTGAGAACATCTGGTAAAATAACAACTGATGAAAAAATGGAAGATATATCACGAAAGAAAAATAACTTATTATTATCTTTTATTGAATCAGTAAAAGAAGCTGCGGTTGATTGTGAATTATTTAAAGCTCATAATATGATGGGTTCAAAATATAAATGTTTTCAGTTTAATGAAGATTCATTATTTGAAAATCCAATTGGTCCTGCATTTCAAAGTAAAATAGATTATGATTTAAAAATAG